GTTTACCATTATTATTTAATGATGTGTTCAATACCATAGGAATTCCAGTAATAGTGTTAAATTTATCAATTAATTGATAATAATATGTGTGTGATTGATCAACAGTTTGTATTCTAGATGTGCCATCTACATGTGAGATAGCAGGGAATCGATCTGGTTCACGTACATCGGCAACATATAACATATGTGGTGTAGGATCAGTCCATTTAAAATATACATCAACATGTTCCTCAAGGACCGATGCACCAAATGGTCTAAACCACTCACGATGTTTGACTCTCTGGTTTATAATATCCTTACCATTTGGTAGGGTTGGGTTCATCAATATACTACGATTACCAAGTGCTCTCGATCCTATCTCACCCTGTCCTTGATACCATCCAACAATAGCACCATTTGCCAACATTTCAGCAACCTCAGTAATAGTTTCCTCTGTTGGTACACTATCAGGTGCCTCATCATCCTGCCAGAATGGGAAACCAGTTCTATCAAACTCTTCCTCTTGTTGATAATGTTGTCTAAGATATTCTACAATACCAAGACTGAGACCCTCATCACTACAATGTGGTGGAATAACTAATCTCTTATTTCTAAGAGCACATGTATTTCTGATTGCAGTGTTGAGTACACTATTCTGTGCAACACCACCACTGAATGATATTGTGAGTGCATCTTGTGAAGCAAAGTATTTACCAAAGATACGCTCAGTTGCTTCATGCCATAGACCAATGTAATCACATCTACGCTCCCAATCCATCATCTCAAATCCATATACACCCCATACATGGTTAATATGCTCAATTGAGAAGCATTCTAATTGTCCTAACAAATGCTGATCGTCTAGCATTCTAGAGAATCCTTTCAATGCCATCAGTTTACCAGCAAAATCATAGGGATTGCCTTCAATACCCATGTAATGACCAGCATAGTGTGGCATGATCTGACCAAGACTCATGCAATCATCATTGCTATATGCTCGCTGCCTTTCTGTATTCCAAAACACAGAGTGTGATAAGTTATCATCACCCCACCCATCAAATACTAATGCTGTGTGTGATCCTTCATCAAGTGGCCATACACTCAACGCATGTGCCAAATGATGGTCTATTCTATGAATGGGACACTTAAATCCCATCTTCTCAAACACAGGTATGTCGAGATATTCATGAATAATAGTGTCATTTATCTGAAGATATTCATGTTTATCTGCATCAATGACAATACCAACAGCATCTATCTCAGATGGTGTAACATTCCATCGTTTGAGTACATACTCCCATGATGATAAGTTATCAAATCCATGGTGCTTACGCTGTAGATCACGTTCTGACTTATAATACTTTACCTTAACACCGTCTGTATAGGTAATATTAGAGTCATGTTCACACAATCTAAGACCAAGGAATTTCATAATAGTGTTTGGGATCTAAACTAAAGGATTTAATAACTCCATCTACGAAATGGATTCTACAACGAGGATGTCTATCTGGACCACTGTATCTCTCTGGATATATCTCAACATAATCAGTAATTAATAATGGTCTGACTTTACCATGAGTACCATTTGGTTTATATGTGAACCACATGGGTGATGTGTCATCAGGAACAAAGTCTTGTGTGCCAGATGTATCAATGTGCCATATTCTACCAGATGGATCAATCCAGTAATCATGCATCAAACCACCATCATTAATATCTTTGGTTTGATTTACACCTTCAAACTCTTTACCAAGTTTGTAAGATGAGCGTACGTGGTCAAACATTCCCATTGTTAATCCTCCCCAACAGCGTTTTGACAATCAGTATATTCAGAATACATCCAACCAGTCACAAGATATTTAACTTCAGATTTTGGTGGATATCCTCTATGTTCATATTGCCAGGTTGCAGGAAATACTATTAATTTACCTGTCTCTGGTTGAACTTTAGTTCCATCGATAAATTCGGTGTAACCATCTTCTACAACATCATTGAGATACCAAATAAATGTTGCTATACGAACATCTAATTTGTTTTCTTTTTCTCTATATCTTGGCATACCATCATGATGCCAGACATAAAATCCTCCTGGTTCAGTTCTCTGTATTTGATAACCAGAGTCTTCAACTGGTCGTTTGAATTCATGATAAATTTTGTCCCCTGGCAATTGGTTGACATATTCATCGAATGAAGTGTTTAATGATTTAAAGAACACTTCATCCTCTTCACCCCAATCTTCATATGCACTAATCAATAAATCTGTTGATTGTTTTACTTCTGGTACATAACCTGAACCAGTCTTACCTAGAATCGTACGTTCATCGGCATTAAATTTTTCAATAACGTGGGCACAAAATTCAGGTGTCAATGCATTGTTTTTAATCCAAATGTAATCACTTAGTTTCATGTTCCTTTTCTACAGATTTAATCAATTTGTCCATACGTCTCTCGAAAAACCAACGAGAGATCTTGTTGCTAGGGTGAAATTGAATAATATACCAGTATCGCCTGATATTAATCCACACTAGTTTCATTCGCAATACTATGTAGTCAGCGACATTTCTGTCAATTGTGACAACATATAACAAGAGTGCAAAGGTTGAGAACCACAACCAAAACCATGTGTCATAGACCATCATCATCCTCGAAACTTAGGTATTCTATTGCCTTTTTCTGTTTATTGAAATATTTACGACACTTCTTAACTTCTTTCAGTTCATCTTTGATCATCTGATATGCATCCTCGGCAGTGATTCTCTTTGCCATCTCCATAGCAGTGATCATCTCTACCCTGGTGCCGAAGTGTTTAAGTGCCTCCTCAAAACAATTTAGTGACTCGTACATGTGAATCCTTCAACTATACTATTTAATATCGATAGCGGGTTCACCCTTATCGAAGATAGTTGATACAACCTCGTTCAAACGTTGACGAGTGTTCTTACCGTAGTTCTTGAACACAGGCACAGTAACAAAACCAGTGCTCTTGCGATACATGGAGAAGTTACCAGCAGGGATTTTGCCAGACTGAATGTCAGCACTGTCCTCTTTGTTGAGACGAATCACACGACCAATAGTCTGTGCCATCTCAATGACAGGGAGATTACGGAGAAGAATAGTATGTGTCAGACCACTCACATTGATGCCTTCAGAAAGAATGCTGTAGTGGAAAATGATGAACTTACGATCACGCTGCATACCCCAACGATTAAGAGTCTGGAAGAACTCATCACGGGTCACTTTTTGTTGATTGACATAGGCACCATGCTTGCTGGTGATGTGCATGACATCATAACCACGCTGAGAGAGGTCTGTAAGGACCTGTGTGGTCGATAGCATGTTCCACAGTACCTTTGTGCTAGGAGCAGCGACAAGGACCTTCTGGGCGTTGCTAGCGTCCAGTCTGTCAATCATGTCGATGAGAGTCTGTGCATCATTCTCAGCAGCATTTGATTTGCATCGCTCGATGTCAACCTCATGGATATCAATCGTAGGACGCAGAATGCTGCCCTGTTGTACAAGTTCAGGTGCAGGCACGTTAGCAATAATATCACCGAAGATGATACGATTGTTCATGCCATTGCCATTCCTTCTATGCTTAGGAGTAGCAGTGAAGTAATAATAGTTGTCAGCATCACAAACACTGACATAATCAAAGAAATCTTTGCGTACTCCATTGTGTGCTTCATCGAAGTAAGCAACACTGATGTCAATCTCAGACTCATTAACACGACGCAGTGAGTTGTAGGTAGTGAAGATGATCTTGTGATTGTCAACGATCTCATCCCACTCTTGAATGACAGATGCTTTGGTGGTGCTCTTGTAGCGTGTCTCTCCACTGTGGACATGGAGAACGTTGGCACAGTCAATAAACTCCATGAACTCACTGCAGAGTTGCTCTGCAAGCAAGATACGTGGAGCACAGACAACGATGGTCTGGGGTGTGGTAGCGTTCTCGATGCGACGGAGAGCATCAAAGATCATGATCAAGGTCTTGCCAGCACCTGTGGGAGCAATGACCTGACCATGTGTGTGCGTGGACAGAGCGTTGAGTGCTCGCTGCTGGTGGGGGCGAAGTTCCATGGTGTGGGGTGATTACATAGATAGTATCCCACGAAATGCCCTACGTGTCAACCCCCTTGACAAAACCTCAGTAGATCAGTAGAATAACTCTGCCAAGGTTCACTGATATGGTAGCTC